GCAGCATTGCCAGGAAGCGCCTTCAACTGAATCCTGACACTGACCCGGATAATGGCGGTGACTGTGAACTGGGGGGCGCCATTGCGGCCTAAAGACTCCATGTCTTCAGCCGGCGAGTGCAGGTACAAAAGCGGATAGTCACCTTTGGCAATAGGCCAAGACCGCGCTGAAAACACATTATCTCCAGCGGCCGTTGCCCCCTTTAAAGCTTGCATGGTCAATCGACGAAGATCTGCTGTAGTCGTCATCACATTTCGCTCAACATCAGTTTTGCCCAGCCATGGCTATCAGGCCTTACATCGCTGACCAAATAGCGCTTGTCAATGCTGGGGATGTAGACCTCATCATCCTGAGCGGGCTCTTCAAGAAAGGTCGACAGACGAACACCTAGCACAGGCTGAGCACTGTTGGAGCCCACCAGAGGATCGATCATCTCGACCCCGCGATACGCCGAATCAAACACACCATCAATGGGGTAACCGGCACGTCCTGCAGGGAAAAACATCACTCGCCCCTCTGGCCGCTGCCCTTCTCCAAAAATGATTTCAAGGGGCTCCAGTACTAAGCTATCCCAGTCGAGCATCAGGCCATCCTCACGGTTGGCCCTGACGCAACAGAGATATGCGGCCCTGTTTGCGGTTTCTCGATCACGTCACCATCGGTCAAAAAACCGAGAGTGGTCAGCGACTCGACCTCATTCTTGGGTACTTTGACGGTGTCGCCAGGCCCAACCCTCTTCCCGTTAACGCCGACCACGGTTCGGCCATGGGCCACGACAGCCTCCACTACAGAGGCCCCCGCTGCGCAAGCACCGGCCATCAGCCTTTGCTCGGTGGCGTGCAGACCTTCGCAGCGAGGCAAGCATTGACCCGACTTGGAATCACCAGCGGCGAGCTCTGCATCAACAGAATGCGTTGGGCCGGGTCATTCTCGACCCAGGTCTTGGGCGCGTAAGGCATGGCCTGGTAATTGAAGTTCGGGTCAAGGATTGAGCCGAACGCGCGGGTGCCAAGCAGTTGCTGGCCGGACATCAGCATGTAGCCGTCTGGCAGCATCGGCTGCTCGACGCCTTTGTCGTCGATAAACCACTCGTTGTACAGCCAGAGGTCGTACTGGCCCCAGCGCCCTTTATAGACCGCGCCCGGCGCAATCTGCGGACCGATGTTGATGCTGCCCGCCTCAGACTGTTTCGGGAAAAAGATGGCACCAAACACCTTTTCGTCATTGGAAAAGGCCAGCCAGGCCGAGGTGGTGAACACCAGATCCGTTGCCTGCGCGCCGGAGAGCTGGAGCATTACTGTTTGCCACTCCTCCAGGTTGTTCGCCGGGACGGTGTCGCGGCCAGCAGCGTTGAAATTGGCCTTAACCCCCCACTGTTTATTGCCGGAAAGGGCAATACTGAGTTGCGGGTCGCGACCAAAATCGACCACCTCGGTTTCAAAACCTTCACCCGACACAACCACCTTGCCGGTAAGCATGGCCGATGCAGCCATCCACTCAAGCCGACGATCCAGCATATCGATTTGGTCGTTCATCTCGAACGCCACGTTGGCCATTTCACGCTCGCCGGCGGTCATGTTGCCGCCGCCGATGCGTTCACCGATTTGACGCATGATCGGTTTGCGCAAATCAGGGGCGCGCTTGTCCTTGATGTAGGCCGGCTTGTAGGTATTGGTTTGGTAGCGGCGCTGCTCAACCAGCTTGCCCTGTACCAGCGGACTGATGAAGGGCGCCATACGACGCAGGCCAACATCGATGTCGATGGCGACGAATTCTGTCTCGGAGCTCTGAATGTTCGGGAAGAACTTGTCGAGCAGGAACTTCTGCGGACGCTTGAGCGTCGGCACGACCTGAATCAGGTCAGTGGTGCTAAAAGGAAACGAACTGGCGGCGGTCATGGGCCTCTCCAAAGCAAATGCTGAATCCGACCCACAAAAAAACCCGCATCGACGGGCCTTTGTGGGTAGCGGGGGAATGGGCCGGATTACGGCGCCGAGTTATTTGACGGGGACGCCGCCGAGAGTGAGGTTTTGGCGAATAGGCTGTACGGCCGCATAGCCGAAACCAGTGCTGGAAGTGACCAGCTAGGGCTGTAAATCAGCCGAGCGGAGTTGAATTCGCCCGCCACGTAGGCGCCTGCTGTAACTGGACCATTTGTCGCATCGGTATCGTCGACCAAAATCGCGACCGGTACCTGGCTACCATCAGACGCCGTTCGAACACATTCAACATAGGTGCCAACCGCATCAAACACGTTGACCGTAAAGCCATCACCGACCGCAAAGGCGGTGGCACCGGCGGTGACCTTCAGGCTGATCTGTGCGTGGGTGAAGGCCTTGCCGACCGTCACGTCGCCAAGCGCTGTGCCCTGGGGGTTGGTGATCGTAAAAACAGTGGCGGACGTAGCCGTCAGCACATAACCGCCAGTTACGACGGCAGAACCTGCAGCCACCGATGCTGCCGTGCCATTGCCAGTGTTGCCCGACTTGGCGATAACCTGAACCGGATTGACGGTTTGTTGCCCCAGAACGGTGCCACGCTTAAGCGCACCAGCAGCCAACAAAATAGGTTGAGTGACCAGATTGCGAGCATCGGCTATCAGCTGATCAGGGATATACACCTGTGCCTGAACGCCTGGCCGTTGTGGGTTGTCTCGAATTTCAGTTGGAATCTGCGACATGTTTTCGATTTCCGTTAAGCGTTGAGGTTACAGGGGCTTGGCACGGGCAGCGGCCGCAATGATTTTTTGAGCAATCGGCGACATGCTGGAATGCTCGCCATCAACATCACCTCCAGCGCCGACATTGGGCACGTTCGCGGCAGCCATACGGTCTTTCAAATTGCCACCGCGGCCACTGACCGAGCCAGCAGCATTGAGCGCGTTGATGGCGGCAGTAGCCGTCATGTTGGTGTCAAACGCGAATACCCCGGCCTGTTCGGCATTACCGGACTTCAAGCCGTGGGCCATGATCTGAGCGCAACGGGCGCGCTCCTTGGCAACTGCAGCCTTGCTGGATTTTGGATCATCTTGATCGCCCTCATCCTCGGCGTCCGTTTTATCATCGTCACCCTCCGCACGTTTGGCTTTGCGGCCTTTGGGGTCGTCCTTGTCGTCAGGATCATCACCTTCGCCCTTGGCCTTTCGCGCCTTTTTGTCGCCTTCGTCGTCCTCGAGGTCATCTTCCTCAGCACGCTTTGCCTTACGACCTTTCGGATCATCCTTATTATCGTCGTCGCCATCGTCTTCGGCGCGGCGCGCTTTATCTTTCTCGTCATCGTCCTCTTCGGCGCGCTTGGCAAAACCCAACAGGTGCGCAAAAGTCGCAGCAGCAGCCATTCTGCTTCTGGTCATGGTTATTAATCCTCTAAATGGTGGGAACTAGGCCAGCTGTGAAAGCAGTGCCCGGAAAGCGGCGTCGGGTGCCGCAACAACATCGGCCAGGCCGGCATCAACCCCGGCAGAACCGAGATAGGTGCCAGCCTGGGTTGCGCGGACCTTGCTGGCCGCGATGTTTCGGTTACGAGCCACGGTCTCTACGAACAGCTCGCCCATGGCGTCGATATCGCCCTGAAACCGCGCCAGGGCATCAGCCGACAGCGGGATTTCTGAGTGACCATCGGCCTTGCGGTCGCCGTAAGTGATGAACGTCACCTGAATACCGGCGGATGTCAGCGCCTTGGAAAAATCCACATGCATGCAAATCACACCGATGGACCCCGTGCCGCCGGTGCGCGGGACGTAGATCCGATCCGCAGCACTGGCTATGGCATAGGCGGCCGAGTAAGCCGACTCGTTGAGAATCGACCAGATCGGCTTGGCGCCCCGAGCGTTGTAGATCGTATCCACCAGATCAAAACACCCGGAGACCTCGCCACCTGGTGAATCGACATCGAGGACGATGGCAGCGACCTGGGGGTCATACAGCGCAGTGAGGAAGGCCTGGCGCAATCCGTCATAGCCCGTCATACCGCTCCAGGGCCGAAGGGTGCCGGTTTTCTGCACCAGCGTGCCGTGAACGGGAATGACCGCCACTTTACCCACTAGGTCATAGCCGCTATCACGAGACTCCCGGTCGGCGTAACTGTACCCGTCGCCCTCAAGCGCCAGCGGTGTCAGGTCAACAGCATCGCCACTGACCCGCATCATCCGGCCGATCCCCATGCGCTCGGCCAGGGCGGCCATGATGACTTCGGCCTTTTCCGGGCGGATCGCCACCGGCACGTTGAAAAGCCGTTGAGCAAGATGTCCAAACTGCATTAAGTCGGCCTCGGTTTCTGTATGGCGTCGTCCGCCGTTGTGTACCCGCCAGGGACCTGCATGCCAGCCCAGGTAGGAGCGGGAATGCCA